TGCTGCATTTCAGCAGACATTGCACTTTGTAGTCTTTGCTGATCGAACGCCAGCATTGTATTCTTGAAGCCCTGTTGTCTTTCATGCTCTCTTGCTGCGGCGTTCCGTTGAACGTCGAACATTGCCTGATTTACAGACCTACCCTTCACACCAGCCGCAGCAGCACCAACCTCGACTTGCGCCGAGGCCATGGTGCTACCACGTTTGATTTGTAGAGCTTGTTCTGCAAAGGCATCACCAGCCATGAGAGTGTTCGTAGTAATCGCGTTCTGATTAACCGCGTCTGACAACCGAACCATAGTATTAGAGTAGGCTTGCCATGCTTTACTGGCTTTGTACTGAGCCTTGTCGGCTTTGTACGATTGTCCAGCACTGAGCATGTTCATACCTACGTTAGCGGCTATTGCCCACCACATATTATTCTCCTTGTACTATTCGTCTGCCACGCTTGTTGTATTGGCCTACCCACTCAATATCCATGATGGTAAAGGGTAGATGGCTGTCTGTGAACAGGCGTAGTTCGGCGTAGTCTGCGTTGTCTCTGAACGGGATTGTAAAGGACTCGCTTGTTACAGCGGCTTCACCTACGACAGAGTTAGGATTACCTGCGATACGACCAGTAAAGCGGAACTCAGAAGGCTCTCTATAAGGAGAGGTAACTTCTGCACTCACTACACCGGACTCTCGCACGTTGATAAAGAACTTGCCAATGATAAGTGTACCTGTACCAACCTTTACACCATCCTGATCTTTAACAAACGGGATAGTCGGCATGTACTCGGATAGATAGCGTTGTCCACAAATTACTGTGCCGCCTCCCATATCCTGTTTTAGAGTAATAGTTTCTGTACCTTCGTCATAGCTATCCACCAGAACACGAAGTCCCGGAAAAGGACAGCCTTCTCCCTGTACAAAAACCATATCATCTATATCAGGCATAGCGGCGATTGGGCTTACAATAGTTGTATTAACGCCCTCTACGCTAACTCTACGATCTAGCTTAACCTGATAATTCATTTCTAAATCATCTTGTACGTTAATGTCCATCTTCTCCAGCATGTACTGGTTTCCGATTTTAGATATAACGTATATAACGCTCTCTATAAAGAAGAAGAACGCTACTGGATTGGGAAGTACCCATTTACTCCAAGAGGATTGTGCTTTTGTATTATCTAGCCAGATATACTCATAGCTGTACAAAGTGTTCAGGTCTTCGTCGGCCTGTACAAGCAGTGTATCAAAGTTTGACGTACTCGCAAGGTGTTTAACACCACCGAGAATGTAATTTAATACATGCTGCGTAATAGGGCGAGAATCATTAATGTCCTGCGATCCTTCCGTATAGAACTCACGGATACCCGTGTATCTTCCGTAGTTAATAGCAAAGAAAATGTTTCTACCCGCAGGTACAGGAGGAGCAGTAAGATTGCTCTCGAACGAGGTTGTAAGCGTAAGCGATGAGTTCTTGGGCGTAAGAGAATTTCTCCCGAACACAAGAAACTGTGCGCTGTCTGCGAAAATAACCAAGTCCCGGTTATGAGGAACAACACGCAACATATTCGTAACACCCCGTGAGGTGCTCTCCATGTCAATCGCGTCCGTGTCCGCCGAACCTGTAGCAGATTCAATCCAAAAGTCTAACGGTTTGTTTGTACGGCTCATAATTACAGAAGGGCCAGCTAAGGCAACCAAGCGTCCTTGAAAGTACCCAAGGTCTTGTATTTTTCTGCCAATGAATGAAGGATCGGGATTACTGTCTTCGTCACCTACTTGGCGACCAGCCCAGTCTCCCGGATAGAAAAAGAACTCATCTGTATCCTCGTCGTACTCCAGCACGTGCGGCATAGTTGTCGCATCCACTTTGTACTCCGTCTTGTTCTTAACCGTCTCTACCCATTCTCCTGCCATACCAAATCCAGCACCCGTAGCGGGTACGTCACCGTTTGCGTCTGGCGTTACAGTGAACACTAAATACCAATCGTCTTCTCCCTGACTACCGCTACCTGTAACGGCAACATGGTAATTATGAGGAGCATAACGTGGAAGGTGTCCTGTCTGTAGAACGGCATTATTCACCGCTAGGATATTACTACCGTTCATACCATCGGCTACAGCCACGGTAAAGCGGTCAGTACGTGATCCACTCCAGTTGATATAAATAATATCTGCTATGCGAGTGAAGGTAAATATGTTACCTGTATCGGCAGTCTCTAAAGCTGTTACAAGCTGTGTCGCAATGTTGTTGGTAGAGATTTGTGCACCGTGTGATACAGAGCTACCATCTGGACTTGTCCAGCTTGCGGTCAACACCGTAGGCGTACCTGACGGGCTACCATCATTGTAGTTAATCTTTATCTCGTATGTGCGTCCATAATTGCCGCCGCGAATGTAGGTAATAGAGCCGTAGTCTTGAAACTCAGCAAAGTCATTTGCTACCATCGCGCATGTTTTAGTTTTGTTGGCAATGAACGTCAAGTTATCTAGTGTAGTGAAGGCCAGCTTGCCTCCATCTAAATACGCGAAACCATCATCTTCTTCGGTGACAGTTTTCTGGTTGCCCTCTAAGTCATATACGCTTAGGGCTTCTTGCTCGGCAACAACGATGAATTTATCTTCACCACCATGTGCAAAGTAATAGAATTGCGGATCACCCGCACTTGTAAATAGTTCTGCCAGCCACTCCAGAGGTGGTCTTCGTGTAAGACCATCCACCGGATTGCTCGACATATTGCTTTGTAATGTACACTGTCCGGGCAAGCGCGTACGAGCAGGTTGCTGCGACACGCCTTGGATAAGTGACTTTAGACTTCCATCTGCCTTCATACCTTACCTCCGGGCCATCTTGGATTGTATTGTGTACCCTGCTGTCTGATCCCCATGCGGAGACGTGCAGAGGCAGGTCTATTCTTGGCGTTGACGTTGGAGACTTTGAGTTCTTCTGATTGTAGATTAGCCCATGCTTTATCTACTTGCTTCTCAAGTCTGTTGGACTTGGTTTCGTCACCATCGTCATTAACGTAAAAGTCGTATGCAGCTTTGTGCATTAGGTACATTGCTGCTGTCTCAGGTAAATCCTCTACATCAAGGAGTACAAGCAAATTCACATGAATCTCTTGACCGATATTGAACGTATGGTTTACAGGATCGTACAGCTTACCGCCTCTGCGCGTTAGCTTAGAGTACGGGTCAAGCGGGTCAATGTACAAAGTACCCGCAGGAATAACTATCTGTCCGCTTTCGTTGGGAGATAGTCTCAGATCGTATTCGGTGTTGAACCACCAGCCACGTGCCTGAAACTCTTTCTTGACACGATTCAATTCTACCATCGCGGAGAGAACAGACGGGTGACTAGAGGAGGGAGTCGTTACCGGACTCTCGCCAATCACATTCAGCATGTGGTTTAGCACTTCTAAAGTTGTAGTCATGTTAACTCCAAATGAAAAAAGCCCTCCCCGGCGAAAACCGAGGAGGGCAAATGTTAGAATTAAGCGCGGTATTTATTGACTGTACCACATACGTCTGGACGGTTAACCGTCACAGCGAATGACAAGAACGAATCAATGAACCATTGCTTTTCTTCACGGTTGAACCAAATGTCCGAAGTCAGCGGGATGGTTTCACCAGCCAGCAAAGATTTCGGGTGCATGATAACGGCTACAGCATCAGCTTCTTCCGCAGTCATGTCATAGGCATTACCGTTGTTAGCGTTCGACAGGTAGTGGCCTGTGATTGCAGCATCAGGGATACGTGCAGTCTTAACGATACGTGCGCCTTTGATTTCGTAGATAATGCCTTTAGCATAGTCTCCGTTACCAGCAGCGAAGTCGCGGCTCATCAGTTTGTCGTTGTTGTACAGAACGTCATAGTGAGTTGGGCCGACGAAGACTACCAGTTCATCGACTGAAATATCTTCATCTTCCATCTGGATAATAACGTCACCGATTGCATCGGCCAGTTTATCTGGATCGAGGTCGTCGCCGCCAGCCAGAAGCTCGACAGCTTTACCAGCACCGATAGAGCCATTCAGGCCAGACGGAGCAGCTTGGTGAGAGCCTTTGATCGTTTGGATCAGGAACGCTTCATCGAAGAATTTAGCGATCTCTTTACCGTGATCTTTTGCAAGTTCCATACGTGCATCGAAGTGAGTTTGGAACTCGTTCAGCATAGAACGGTTGTCACGGGCGAGAACGACCGTATCAACTGTCAGGCTTACTTTACCAAACGCAGTATTCTTAGCAGGTGGACGAACACCCGGCGTAATCGCTTGCAGTTGCGTACGACCAACGCGGTTATTCGTGATTGTGTCAGTACCACGCACAGCGCGGACATTGACGAATTGACGCATAATAGAGTCTTTGGTGAATTGGGATTCAACTTCACCGCCGTACTCGTCAAGCATCAAGGATACGTCCAAGTCCGACAAGTGCGAAGAATCTGTAGGAAGTGTCATTGTTTATAACTCCTTAGTAAGTTTGTCTTGTTGCAGCTCTTTGTGCACGAAGTCGTGCAATCTCGTCTTCATCACCACGTGCATGTGCTTCCTTGATTTTGGCAAGGTAGTCACCACGTGTTATCGGCTCGAAGCCACTCTGCGCTGTTGATACAGCGGAGTCACCTTGAACCTGTTTCCTGACGAGTGAGGAGTTCTTCCCGTCTGCTTCATAAGCAGTGCGGAGTTTCTGGATTGCCATGACCGCAGCAGTCTGGTTCAGATCGAACATCTGATTGTAGCCAGCTAAGTCTTTAGCAAATGCAGGATCGGCAGCAGCTTTCGCTCTAGCCCAGTCCCGGATTTTTGCCCAGTTTTGCTCACCACCGACTTCGGCGTGAACAGCAGTAACAGTATCAGCGACACCGTTAGTCATTCGGTTGTAGTAATCCTTAACGCCAAGCAGAATTAAGTTGGCTTTCTCTTTTCCTACAGCCTCTACAAGTTCAGTGACTTTGATCTTGGACATATCGCCAGATTCAATAGCCTCACGGAAGAACTCATCGGCAACCTTAATGTCAACTTTTGCGTCAACAAGCAGGGCAACTACGGAGTTCGCAGTCTCATCGCCATAGTCAGGATACTCGGTTAGGTCTTCTTCAACTTGTGCTTCTTCTTCCGCAGGATCGGCTTCATCAGCGGCCTTTTTATCGGCTTCTGCTTTGGCAGCGTCTTCCGCAGCTTTCTTTTCTTCCTCAGTCTGCTCTTTAACAGGAGCCTGTTTAATCTCAGGCTGGGAAGGTGCACCAGCAGATCGGCTAGGCTGATCTGTGTGTGATGCTAGTACGCCTTCCGGCAAGCCCTTATTATCGGGAGCAGGAGTTTGTACTTCTGTATTTGGTGTTTGTTCAGTCATGTTGTCCTCTTACTGTTGAACGGCAGCTTTACCAGCCTCGGTAGCAACTTGTGCGCCCACTTGCTGTTGCACTTGAGCGTCTTGCATTGCCATCGCTTGCTCTTGCTCACCCTGTATCTGTGCAGCGGACTTCAAGAATTTCTCGTAGTCAACTCCACGGCGGATACCGATGAACTGTGCAAACTTTGATGGATCAATTACAGCGCGAATATCCTCTGGTACACCCTCAAGTAATTGAAGGTCTGCCACGAACATACGCAAGTTATCCAAGTCACCTGCGCGGCTTAGAGAATCCAAGCCAGTGATGATTTGCGGATAAAGCATTTTAGATTTGCCAATCTTAATGTCAACGGAACGCAATTTCAAGATTGCGATACGGAGTTGCCATTCTTCGGCAAAGCGGGAGTAAATCCCACCATGTGATAATTCTAGTTCTTGTGCAACGTACCGAATTTCCTCGGCAGTCACTCGTTCAGCATCGCGTGTTACAGAGCTGTTTAGCAAGAAGGCTTGACCAATCTGTTGCTGGAACCTTTGAATGGCTGCTTCAACAAATTGCATGTCTTGTATCTTGTTAAACTCAGGTGTCGTAATGTCACCCTCTTTACCTGTGTGGTATGTACCGGATTCTGAATCGTTAAGTGCCTTCACGTCGATCATACTTGATGGATCAACAAGGAACTTAATGTCAGCAGCGATACCCACCATGTCGATGAGCGAGTTGTTAAGAACGTGAAGCCCGTGGAACGCTCCGGCATAGTCTTCAACCAAGCCGCGTCCATAGTCTTCTCCGCGTACAAGGTTCCATGTTAGAACAATGTACGGTAATTCTTCTGGAGTCCAGTGACCAGTTGAGTCTAGCTTAACATCGTCAGCAGATTGCTCAAGGTGGTACTTTCCATCATCTTTTAGCAAGACACGCGTATAGATCGTGACCTCGCAGTTATCTTTATCATACTTACCCTTCTTGGAAGCGCGTAAAATATCTTGTACCTCTTTCGAGAAAGTATTGAACGACTTCTTATCACGAGTCATAAGTTCAACTACATTGCCTGACAGGTCACGAGCTACGCAGTAATCACGAAGACCATAGGATTGAACTCTGCCTTCGTCTGGAAGGTACATGAGTGCATTGCCTGTGATAATCAGAGATTTTGCAACAGTCGTGGCTTCTGTACGGAAGCGGTTATAGTCGAGATTCCTCATGGCCTCTTGTTCAGCTTGCGCCAACGTCTTGTCGAGATTAGCTAGAATCTCTACGGCTTCTGCGTCCCCTGCCTGAGCAGCTTCGTTTAGTTCC